GGTCGACAAGATCCGCCGCGATGTCAAACGGCTGGAGGCTGCCCAGCATTCCCGCCACGCGCCCGCACGGCCCCACCAAGAGCGCGACGGCGAGAATTCCCGCCTGATGACGGTGGTGCGCTCCGTCGCCGTCACCTCGCTTGCCAGCCGCATCTTCGCTTCCTCGCCCGTCATGGCGGCGCTGGTGGCCGTTGTGCCAATTGCGCTTGGCCTTGCCGCACGACGCAATGAGGGGGCGTAAGTCGCTACCTGCCGCGCCGGCACCCGCTGGCCCGGCGGATGCCCAGGAGCGGGTTTTCCGCCGCAATCCGGCCTTCGCCGGGTAGACTTTCGAGCCATCCACAGGCGCCGTGAAAAAACTGTCAAAAAACTTCGCAAGGGCGCTTGCCATGTCCGAACAAGATGTTATAACCCCGCTCACTTTCGGGGCACCAAACAGCCCCGCCCGCCAAAAGCGGAGGTTCTTCAAGGACCTGAAGTGCCCGGATAGCTCAGTTGGTAGAGCAGCGGATTGAAAATCCGCGTGTCGGTGGTTCAAATCCGCCTCCGGGCACCATTCTAAGCCATTGTTTTCATTGGTAGTTCATCTATTTTTTGTAGCTTTTCTAAACTGTGTCTAGACAGCGTGTTGTTATTTTCTAGACGTTTTTTGTTCGCCGCCTGTTCACTTCCGCACTGAATGCGTCGACTGTTTCCGTCATGTTTTTGCTCATATCTGCGCGGCGCGAGTAGTGCTTCGCCATGGCCTCAGTCTTCTGGCCGAGCATGTTGGCGATGGTTGCCGGATCCTTGCCCATCTCGCGAAGGATAGTCGCAACGGTATGGCGCAGCCCTTTGAGCGTTAGCCCAGGCTGTATGCTGCCGGCCTCCTCCATCTTAACCTTCAGCCTGTGCCAATTGGTGCTGAAGCCGTTGTACGACCACGGCTTGCCGTAGCTGTTTGCGCAAAGAGTGATCGCGTCATGCTTTGGTGCTGATGCGAGAACATCCTTCACAGGGGCAGGCATCGGCATCCACACAGGCACGCCAGTCTTGCCGCGCCTTGTGTCAATCATTCCGTCAGAGACGGCAGTGCGCGGCAGCTTGAGTGCGTCCTGAGGGTCTAGGCCGCAATACATCATCAAAGCCACAGGGAGGCGCATGTGTTCCGGCAAAGCAGCCTCGACTGCATCCCGCTCGGCGTCCGTCCATGGGCGGTTTGCTTCGGCCGCATCCTTTGTCTTGCGAACGCGCTTTACCTTCGTCACAGGATTGACCGTAGCCATCTCCATTTCGATGGCATGCTCGAACAGGATACTTAGAACTGTCAGCGTGTAGTTGGCGAACTTCCGCTTCTTCTGCTCGAACACCTTATCACGGAATCGAGACAGCGTGCCGTGCGTTAGGTCGACCAGCGCCGATTCGGCATAGCCCTGTAGGTAGTTCATGACCTTCTGGTAGTCGCTGCGCGTGCGCCCGGCTAGAGACTTGAAACCAGCCGAATTGCGATAAGAAATTATCAGCGCGCCTAGCGTGCCAGGCTTCGCATCAACTCCCTTAGAGCCCTCATTTAGCGCCGCAAGCTCCACGAAGAATTCAGGCGTGCCGAACTCCGCCTTTATTCGCCTTCCAGATTTTCGATGATACGCATACCACTTACCCGTCTTTGGCTCGTGGTATCGCTTCACGCCTTTCACGCGCACGATTGTCATAGCTTGTCCATTAGCTCCTCAAATTTAGACCGTGGCGCACCGCCGCCAGCCTTGAAACTGTCTATCCATTTGTCGATGTCCCGCACATCGTAACGATGCATCCTTGCGCCATCACCTAGAGCGATCGGACGCACAGGGCAGATTCCCCCGAATGTGGAAACAGCCAAGCCGCAATATTGCGCGGCCTGGCTCTTCGTAAGAAGTCTGTGCGGGAAATTATCGTTATCGGCTCGTCTCGTCATCCCTCGCTCCCTTCAAGCGCCGCTCGGCCTGCGTCGGTGATGGCCCAAACGGTTCTGAACCCGTCACCCCTCCATGTCCTGACAAGCCCTTCACGGTGAAGTGCGAATAGGGTTCCTCGATTTTTTATGCCTTCTGGCAAGCCAGTCAGCGTCTTTCCGCCCCATTCGGTGTAGGATATTTTCCCACTCAGAAGAGTATTCAATGCTCGCTTTTGCGCTTCCGTCAGCTTCGTCATTATTTCAATTTCCCGGAAGCAAGAGATACGGTTGAGACGGCATGTCGGGACGCTTGTTCTGGACCCATCCGTCTGGACGCGGAAAGCAAAGTTCATTCACCTCTATATCGTCGGGGTCTAACATGATCTGTTCACTGTGCAGGCGATAGGCGACGGGCAAATCCTGCGGAAACGTGCGCAGATGTTCGATAAGTTCGGCCACAGTCATCACCGCTCCTCCGACTTCAGGGCGCGGATATCTGCCGCAACCCTTTCGAACCTGCATCGCCACATGCTTTTGTGGAGTCCTTCATGAGATACGGCGGCGACGATATTCGCAGCATCGTCCAACGCCACATTCCGGGCCTCATTCTCGCGCTCCTCCGCCGCCTCTGCGCGCCTGATCTGGACAAGGAGGCTTTCGTCGGAGCTGTTGATCATCGCTACAAGCTCCCTCTCGCGCTTCTCTGCTTCGGATAGGAGTTGGCGGAGGCGGGTTACCTCCGCAATCAGCTTGAGGCCGCTTTCTTTCGACGGGTTGCCGAACGTCTTCACCTCAAACTCTGCTCGCTCAAGTACGTCCACGGATCAGCCCTCCTGCTTTGCGGGTGCTGCGGCGGGTACTGGCAAAGGTTGCCATAGCTCAGGCGGCCAGTGGTTACATTCGCTGATTGGCCCCGCATGGTAATCGCCATAACCAAGATTGGCCCACCACCAATCGCCACCCTCGTAATGATCCGGGTCGAAATACCCCTCTCCAACAATCCAATCGTCTCGATCTTTTGTAGGAACGGCAATGATGATGGGTGTTTTATCCTTCGGCGCGGTCTCAATCGGCTGCCACCCCGCCTCGTCCTGCACATGTGAGGAGAGGTAGCCTTGTTCGTACAAAGCTTTTGCAGCCTCTCGGCTCTTGCATTCAGAAGTCAATCCGCAGGTTTCTTCGCAAATGATGGACGCTACTTGAGCTAACAACTTTCCCGGATTTTCGACGGCTGGCGCGGCTTCGGTCTTCATGGCGGTGAGGATGAACCGAATATCATCGACCGTCATCTTTCCCGATTTCTCTGGAAAAATCATCTTCATGACGGGAATAGGAATTCCATCGGGGAAGATGGAAAAAAGCTCTTGTTGGGTAATCAGTGCTTCACCCTGCATGGTGTTCGCCTCCTGTGCGGAGAGGGCGGAGCGAATGCGATCGGCCTGCTGCTTGATATATGCGCGCTTGTCGTCCCAGTTGCGCTCGTTCATGTCGTCCGCAAAGACGCGGATCAGGTGAACGGCAGGAAGGGTTTCGACATAGACGCCAACCTGAAGCCGCTTTGTCTCAGATCGGAAATCCTCGATCTGGGCTGCTTGGCGCTCGACTTGGCCTTTGTACATATCGCGGTTCCGCGCCGTGCGGTCACGGTCCTCGCGCAGTCCCTCGTTCTCGCGCTGCAAGCTTTCGAGGGCGGACGCCGAATAAAGCGGCTCCCATATTTCTCCATCGTCGATGGCCTTCGGCTTCTTGCCGAAGTAGTGCCAATAGTTTTGTTCTGTCGTGGTGCCCATGGATACGCGCCATGCGGCTGGCTGGCTGGCGGTGGTCATGCCTCACCTCCAACGCTGCAATCAAATCCTGGCGCGATGCGGGCTATGGTGCCCTCTTCAAGATACGAAAGCGCCGCACTCCAGTCGCCGTGCAGCCATTCGTCAATGGCGTCAGCGCGATCAAAATGATCTTCGCAGTCTTCGAACAGCGCGGCAGCGAAGACGTCCATGTTGCATGGCCTGCCGTCGTCTGCATCAGGATTTGGCGATGCGGCCAGCGCTGCTTCAAGCATAATCTTGGCGCGCTTGGTAAAGCGCTCCTTATCGGCGGCTCCCAATGCGTCGAATGTGCGACCTGCATATGCGGCGTCAGCCCGCGCCGCTGCCTGTATCATCACCTCCTCAACCATCACGCCACCCTCCCACCACGCGCCAGCCGACGCACACGATTGTCGTTCGCCGCGCCGGGGATTTGTAGCGGCAGGCCGGTCTCGAGCGCCACGATACGCGCTGTGTCTTCAAGCTGGCTGCGCAGCGCCCGGTCCTTCTGCGTTGATGCGATGGAAAGGATAGCGCCGGGACTGGTGCCTTGCGCGATGAACTGCTCTGCGGACAGAACGTGAAATCTTCTCATGGTGGTCTCCTGTGGTGTGGTGGGTGGTGCCGGTTGTCAGTAAGCCCAAATCAGCACGGCAACAACGAAGGTCGCGATCGCCAGAAACCCGACAACGTCCTTAATCATCGCGCCAGCTTCGGCCAGAATGATGTTCTGCACGGTCTGCGCCGTATGCGCGCTCTTCGTGATCGTGCTCATTCGCCATCCTCCACGCCACCGACGCGAGAGAACACTTCGAACGTGCCGCCGTGCTCTTTGTGCAGGCGTGCGGCTTCAACCAGTGCGGAATCATAGGAGGGATGCTCGAAAGGCCACATGCAGGGACGAATGCGTCCAGTGCTGTCGCCACGGCGGAATACGAAGTGGCCGCCGCCGACTTCCTCGCCGTTGCGCGGCTTCTTGGGGAAGCGGCGCATGTATTCGTATTTGGTCTTCGGCTTGCCGTGCTTCTTGGCTTTGTGGTCCGGGCGGAGCATGGGCTCATCGGACTGGGCGGATGCGCCGTGCGCGGCAACGGCGATATCGTCGAACTCTTCGGGACGCGGTCTGTACATGGTGTATCTCCTCTTGTGGTGGCCAGCTTGGTTTGCTGGATGCAAGAGGAGATATAGACCGATACCGGAATGGTGTCAACCGTTAAAACGGTAAACCGTTATTTCTGTGCGTAGTCGATTTTGTGGATCGAGACGACGTCGTCGCGCGGGTATTTGATTTCCATCGGGGGATTGAACTGGCACACGACCAGAAAGCTTGGCTCCCACCGCACAAACTCTTTGATGAAGCCGCGAGGAACGCCGTCCTCTTCGTTCGGCGCCAGCTGCACGATAACGTCATCACCGCGCGTGATCGGCTTGGGCGGATTGGTCCATACCGTCTCGCCCGGCTTGTAACGCGGGTACATGCTCTCGCCGTCTACATAAGATGCATATGCCTCGGCGACGCCCGCCAGGTGAGGCGGCCTCCATTCCCAGCCCATGATCTGCCCGTTAAACTCAAACTCACCGTCCGACCCACCCTTTGACCTGCCTAGAACAGGCACGTCACGCTCCCCGGACGGCGGTTTAGGAGCGGCAATGATACTACCGGTATTAATGACAGGGGCAGTTGCCTGACGCAACGCGGGAATCATGCGCTCGGTCTTTTCCGACTCGGCCGTCGCCTCGGCCATCAGGTCGAGAAACTCCGACTCGCCAAGCCCGAGAGCGACGGCGAGCTTCTGCCAGTTGCGCATCATAGATATCTTACCCTTCTCCCAATCGGAGACGGTTGTCTGTTGCGCACCGAAAAGGTTGCCGAACGCCTTCTGCGTTAAGCCCATTTCCTTGCGCTTAGACCTTATGATGTCGCTCAACTTTGCCATGCGCACCGCTATAACGGAAAAAAAATGAAAAATAAAACCGTTTTAGCGTTGACACTAAACCGGTAAAACGGTAGAACCAAAATCAACAGCGGCCAAACAGAAGCCGACAGGGCGAAAGACCCGAAGACGAAACTGCAGCATGAAAGGAAATGAGCATGACCACGGATTTTGAGAGAAGACGATCGACGACCCAAGCGACGATCGAGAGAAGAAGATGGGCGCCGAGCGCGCCGGAACGTAGAAGAAGATGGTGGGCCTCGACTGGCCCGCCATAGGTGGCCCGTTATTAGAACGCCATGCGTGACGCTGTGGTAACGAGCTAGGGGAGGTGGCCGGTCGGAACGAGAAAACCACAATGACAACGCCATCCTTCCCGAATGAATGCAAACGGCGTGGCCATAGGTAGGTCGAAAACCTGATACCAAATGCCGCGCCGTTTGCTGAGAATTTGTGAGTGTTTTGGCCGTGAATCCGTCGGAAGCCAGACACCGTGCGCCTAGCACTCACAAAACCATTCCGCTACGGCGGGCCTGTCATCTCGGCGACCTCCAGCGCCGTGGTGACAGGCGAAGATGCAAGGAAGGGCCGTTGTCGCATCGAAAACCAAGCGCCAGGCTCCCGACCTTGCATCCCATACGCCGAAGGCGCTTTGCAGCGACACGGCAGAAATAGTGAGTGTGGCCACCCGGCGGGCGTACTCCAGAAAGCAGGCGCCGCGCTCACTAACCTAATTTGCAAGTGGTTGATGGCCAATCGAACGACGAAAACCTCGAGGTTGTCGCCTCGCCACTTGCAAAACTGAATAGACGATGTGGCCAATAGACGCGCGAAAACCACTGGTGGCTCGCCACGTCGTCTAACCAAACTGCAGGGCGCTGGCCGCCCCTCATACGAACGCCAAGAGTGTATCGCCAGCGCCCTGCATACCGAATTGATTGAGTGGCCTTGATCTGATTGCAAACCATCGCCTCAACGCCACCCAGTCAACCACCAAGCCACCACAAGAGGAGAAGCCCATGAATATGCACATCGACACCCCAGAACAGCCAAGACGCCGATCGCGCACTACCGGCGCCAAGTCAGCAACGCCGCAGGCGCTTATTCAGATGGCCGTTGACCGGCACAGCGAAAAAACCAGTGCCGTCGAGGCGCTTATTGAAGCGGCGGAAAGCAACACTTCGCTCCGCAACCATCTCATCCAGCTTGGCGCAAAAGCTGCCGTTGGTGAGCGTATCCGCAACGACAACGCGAAGATTTTCCAAGACTGCCCAGACGCCAATGTTGCCGCTCGACCGCTGGTCATGAAGGAGCCGCAACTCGTCAGCTCCGCTCATCGGACGCGCATCATCAAAACGGCAGCAACTCTCCAGCTTATGGCAGTTCGCCTTCCCAATGACGTCCGCATGTGTGACGCTAAGAAGGCAGATATTGAACACGCAATTTCTGTATTCGCCCCACAAGCCCAGGATATGCTGCACAAGGCGGCGTATTACCGCGCCGTTGCGGCGAAGCTGCCAGAAGGCAAGTGCGTCGACGAGGTATTCACCAACGACAGCCTCACGTCCATTTTCGAGCAGACGCGAGTTTCCGCTTGATGCGGAGTGGGCGGCCTTGATTTCGAAGAACTCCAAGGCGATCGCGCCGCCCACAACATTTGCAGGCTGGCCAGGCGGCTTTCGAACCCCATTGAATTTACGCCAGCCTGCACCACCAATAACCAGCGGCCACCAAACCAAACGCCGCACACCAAGAGGAGACTATCATGAACATGCAAATCACCAGCCTCAACCCCGCAGACATTTGCGCAGCCCCATGGCTCGCCAACCACCAGCCGCTCGGCGCATACGATCCCGAGCCGGTCGCCGACATCGTGGCGCAGATCGTCAACCTGCACCGCCGCAGACAGGCCGCCATTCGCGCCAAGACCAAAGTCATCCTTATGATGAAAGCGGAAGTCCGCAGCCTCCTGTGCCGCGACACGGACTTCGAAGAAGACAAGACCACCGACCGCGTTACCGCATTCGGCAAGGCACCGCGCAAGCTCACCAAGGCAGCGCAGAAGCGCGTGGATGACGCAATCAAGGCCGCAATGGCCGAGATCGACGAAGGCATACCGCAGTCTGACGTTGCCAGCGTCATCAGTTCCTACATCGAATCTGAAAAGATTTTCGATGCGCAGTGCAAAGGCTACGCCAAGCAGATGGTGAAGCTTGTCAAGCAACTCCCCGCATACGAATTTGTGAAATCGGTGAACGGTTTCGGTGATGTTTCCTTCGCCACTATCGTTGGCGAATGCGGAGACATTGGCACCTACAAGAGCGTCAGCGCTGTGTGGAAGCGTCTCGGCTTGGCCGTTATCAACGGTCGTCGACAAGGCAACCCAGGCGAGGGCGCAACAGCGCAGGATTGGGTGGATCATGGCTACAACCGCGCCCGCCGTTCAGTGTCATGGAACATGCGCAGCGGCATCATCGGCGGCATGGGGCTATGGCGCCCTGACTTCGGTAGCGACCTGTCAGACGCGTCCTACTATCAGCGTGTTTATGCGGAGCGAGCACGCTTTGAGGCCGATAAGCTGGGAATGCCGGTTGAGTGCAAGATCAATAGCAATGGGGTCGAGAAGGAGTCCTATAAGGCACATGTCGCGACCCGCGCTCACCGCTATGTCGAAAAGCGTCTGCTGAAGAACCTGTATCTCGAATGGCGTAAGGCTGCGGCCTGACGCGGGAGGGCGGCCAGCGCCGAGGCGTAAACCAGAAGGTCTATGCCGCCCACCATCAATCACCACACAAAAGGAGACCATCAATGAGCAATCACGATCGATACGCAGCGCTTGCCGCTGAGGGGAGGCTTACTCTCGCAGAAGGATTTGAGCTGACGCAAGCTTTCCCAGATCCGAAGCCGCAGGACGAAAACTTTATCCAAATTCTTGACTTGGCAAAGTTCGCCGACGTGGAATCTGAACTGCTCATGTCAGGATACCGCCATCGACAGTTCAATATCGGCGTGCATTCATTTACTCGCGGCATCGACAGGAGCCACAAGCTCTTCACCATCGACAGGCTCGCCATCACGAAGTGGCCGCCACAACCAAAAGCCTAAAAACACAAAAGCCGGGGCTTAAGGATCGGCACCACCCGTATCCACCCCGGCCTTCGTACTAACGCGCCGAGGAGACCGAGAGGTCAGACACGCGTTCCATACCCGACACCACATCGGACGACTGTTGACTACACAAATTTGTAGCAATTGTCAAGCGGCATTTCTGGTCACCAGCCAGTTATGCCAACACACAGCCTAAACAGCAACCCGCTCAGAAAGGACAATGACATGCACAGCTTCAACGTTCTTCACCTCGACGGACGGTCCATCGTAGCGGCCAAGCTTAACCGTGCCGTTGCTCATGCCCTCGAATCGGCCAATCCACGCGAATCCATCGGAGTGAGCGAGCACATCGTCACCGTCATGCGGCCAGCGGGCCGGATCCAGCCAAGCCTTCACGCCAACGTGGAAGACCGGCTCCATGACCTTCGTGTCGATGATGACCGCATACCGTCCTTCCGGTATGCGCTTGCGGCCGTCATTGACAGGATCGAACTTCCACTTGCCGGTCTTGCGGTCGGACATGCGTCCGTAAGTGCGAGCAATAGTGATGGGCGTCGTAGACGGCGACGTTTCAGCGGCCTCGCGCGCCATGTCCGCCACTTCTTCCTCGGGAACGCCAAGGAAGGCAGCAATGGCCGGATACTGCCGCGGACGCGGGATAACGCCGGCCTTCCACGTGCTGTAGGTCTGCTGCGGCACGCCAAGCTCTTCGTATACGGCGCGGTCTTTAACGCCGCGACGTTTCTGCTCTTTCAATATCGACTGCAGGAGGCGTGATTTTATTTCGGGCATATCCAGGTCGGCCTTGACAAATTTGTAGAATGCGTTTAGTTTCACAATCGAGCCGCTTTGTCAACCGCAAGTCGGCGCATAACCCGCAACCAAGCGGACACCACACAAGAGGAGACAACATGACGATTATCACCAGCACCATGCTGGCGGATATGCATGCACGCCGTGAAAACGGTGAGAGCGTCGCAGATATCGCTGCCAGACACAACGTCAAGACCGGCACGGTATATCAGCAGTTCAATCGCAAGTTCGGCGGCACACCGCTTCCTGGCCCCGCCAACGACAACAATCCCCGCCGCAAGACACGTATGACGCCGCGCAACGGCGGCTGCTCCACGTTGTCCGGCCTTATGCCTGTGACGCTCCCGCGCGTGCCGACCATTGATGGGTATGCGCTGGAAGGGGACGGCGGACAGAAGCAGGTGGCGGCATGAGCTACCTTCCACAAGATGTCGTTGACGCCGTCCTGTCCATCGGCCCAGTTGAATGGGGCGCGACTGACGCTCAAAGCGATGAGAAACACATTGCTGATTTCGCGAACACTCTTCGGCTTACTCGCGAACACTTCGCCACAGAAGGTAACGCGGCTCTTCACGGAATCTATATAGCTGGGTCGAATACGGTTGTTGCACATACCGGCACAAGCCCTAACTCGCCGCAGCACGCGCGCATTCTTGCTGGCGCATGGAACTGCCTTGTCGATGCAGCCAAGCAGCAACAAGGAGCAACGGCATGACCTGCGACTGCGATTTCTTCGATTTCGGCGACGAGGTTCGCAACAGACAAAACCCGCATCTCACTGGCGTCGTCATTGGCGATCGCAACTGGGGAAGCGAATATCTCGTGCGCCTCGCTGACGGCGCATCGACGATATGGTGGCACGGCTTCGAGATCGAGCACGATGAGGAGGCGACACCGCCGGCCAAAGAGGATGACGACACCAACGTCGTTCAGGTCGATTTCACAAAACGGCGCGTGATTACGCCCGAGACAAACACGGAAGGAGCGGCGTGATGGGTGAGCAGAGATACAAGGTTGGTGACTGGTTTCGCGTGAAGGACAATCGCGGCGCTCCACTGGACTACAAGGTCGGCGATGTGTACCAGGTCAGCACCGTGCGCGACGATCTAGTCTTTTCGAATAAAAAGCCCGGAATGTTTGCCAAGCGCTTCGAACCCTGGCAGCCGCGCGTTGGCGAGCGGGTTAAGGTCACTTATCCGGGATGGGAAGGAGAGGGCGAAGTAACTGCTGAGTATGCGCACGGAATCACATTGGTTACCCTAAGCTCAGGGAAACGCTCTGGTGAGGAAGGAGGATTCGTTCTGCGCGACATCGAGCCCGTCATCACCGCAGCCGCCACAGAACAGCCCGCCACCCTCAAAATCGAAGCCGGCAAGTTCTACAAGACGCGCGACGGCCGAAAGGTCGGGCCGGCTTTTATTGTTGGCATCTGCGCAGTATTCGGCAACGACAGCAATCATGCCGGCGCGGTATGGGCAGACGATGGTCGCTCATCTCATCGAGGCGACAAGTTGAGCCTGAAAGACAACGACATCATCGCCGAATGGATCGACGAGCCCGTCGCCAAGCCAAGCAACGACAACGCGCAGCCGAAGTTCAAGGTTGGTGATCGCGTCAAACGTTTCAGGGGCAATAATCCTGGAAGCAAAGTTGGCCACGAAGCTACAATTTCCAAGATCGAGGACATTTCCGGGTGGGACGAAGACGGTCCATGGTTGAAGTTTGAAGATGGCACCTCTGGTTATGCCACTTCGTTCAATTTCGTCGCCGCTACACCCACACCCACCACCACCATCGTCGCCCTCATCGAAAACGGCCAGCCCAAGCCATCCTCGACGCCGCATGTCCACGCGTCCACCGGCGCAGCCGAGAAGGAAGCCAAGCGCCTTGCGGCGAAATACAAGGGCAAGCAGTTCGGCGTGTTTACGGTGACCGCCACGCATGAAGAAGCCGCGCCGGTCTATGACCACAAGTGGCAGAACATGGCTGCGCTGGGCCTTAAGATCGATGCGATAAAAGAGCTGCGCAGCATTACCGGCATGGGCCTGAAGCCTGCCAAGGATGCGGTCGAGTACTTCCTCGCCGCAGCCTAACCAACGCTAGCGGCTGGCCACCAACCAGCCGCACTTCACCACATCATTGAGGAGACCTATTGTGAGAAAGTTCGCTCTCATCATGGCGGCAATCAATATGCTGCTTAGCATTTTTGCGCTTGTGACAGGGGAGATCGGCCACGCCACTTACCTGTTAATCATGGCCGTCTACTGGCGCATCGACTTCCAGTTCGGTGACGAAGCATGAAACCACAAATCAACTGGCCGGCCTTCTGGCTAAACTTCATCGAAGGGTTTCAGGCATTCGCCGCGGTACTATTCTTCGCGGCTTGGCTGGCCATCCTTCCGTCCATCGGCGCATTGTACATCGCGGGCCTTCTGCCATGACTTCCCCCTGGTACACCGAATCCCTAATCGCACCACCGCTCGACCACGTGCCGGTCGAGCCTACGCCGCGCAAGTATGTTCGTCGTGGCCTGAAGCGTGCGGCATTGGCCGGGGTTAGCGCAGCAGCGACGATAGGCGTCATTGCGCTGTTTCCGTTCGCGATTGTTGCGTTCGCCGTTCTGGGCGCTTTCTGGTGGCTTCTATGCCGTCTATTCGCGCGCTGATCGCACACTGGCGGTGGCTCATTGTCCTTGTGGCCGCCGCCTACATCGCCGCCATCATTCTCACCGCACCACCACATTGAGGAGGCCTTATGGCTATTTCACTTAGCAGATTGAAATCCACGAAACGCAGCGATCCCCCCATCGTCGTTCTTTACGGCGTGGACGGCATCGGCAAAACCAGCCTCGCCGCAGAGTTCCCTAACCCGATCTATCTCGCCACCGAAGGCGAGCGGCCGCCGTCCGACGTTGAAATGGCAACACCAGAAGATGAGAACGGCGAACAGAAGCTCATCGAGAGCTGGGAAGATATCGAAAGCATCTTTCAGGAACTACTGACCGCGGAACATGATTTCAAAACGGTCATCATAGACAGCCTCGACGGTTTAGCTCCCTTTGTCGAGGGCGTCACTGCGGCGCGCATTGGTGCCGCATCAGTCGACGACAATTCAAAGGGCTCACCGGCCGCGTTCGGCAACGGATACAAGGAATCCACCGTCGAGTGGACGCATTTCATGTCAGGCTGTGAGGCGCTTTCCCATGCTGGTATCGGTGTCGTGCTCATTGCACACAACACCATCCGCAACTTCAAAAGCCCGACGACCGACCCGTACGACACCTACGACATCGCCCTGAATAAGCTTGCGGCTCCAGTCGTTCGCGCCAAGTCTGATATCGTCGCCTTCCTCAATCGTCGCGTTTCCATCAAGGAGAAGGAAGTGGGCCGCGATAAGAAGGTTGCTCACGCCGAGGGTGGCAAGGAAGTCATCATCTATCCCGCCGGCGGCGCAGCATTCCACGCAAAGAACCGTTTCGGGATGCCGGATTCGATCCCTTACCGAAAGGGCAATGGATATGCCGAGATGAGCAAATACTGGCTGAATCCGAAAGAGGAGGCTGCGTGATGCGTGAGGCATTTACCGCCTTGGCCGTCACCTCAGCCATTCTCGCCATCTGCATGGGCGCCGGCGAGGCAGCTTTTGTGCTGGCTATCGTCTCTGGCGTTTGTGCTGCAGTGCGTGAGGCGCACCAGCCATGACCATGTTCCGCGGCGAATCGTGGTTCGCGTGGCACCCCGTAAAGGCGAGCACCCGCTCCGGCCAGCTGATCTGGGTTTGGCTCACTCATGTCTGGCGTGACCAGGCTTCGACGCAATTCGGTAGCGGACCTTTCCGCTACTACCTCCGCTAACCACCACACCACCACTGAAGGAGACTACGCATGGCAGGACTTGGTCAAAGATTTGATGCGACCGCACACGACACACAACAGAACGACTACTCCGAACTTCCAAACGGCGTTTACAAGCTCGAGATCGAGGCAAGCGACGTAGGCCCGACGAAGGCAGGCAACGGCACCATCCTCAAGACGACGATGGTTGTTATCGAGCCTGAAAGCCTGAAGGGGCGCAAACTCTTCACGACCTACAATCTCGAAAACTCCAACCCGCAAGCCCAGGAGATCGGGCAGAAGCAGTTCGCCAGCCTCTGCCGCGCTGTTGGTGTCTCTGCGGTCGATGACAGTGAAGAGCTTCACTTCCTAGCGTTCACCGCGAAGATCGGCCTTGGCAAGGCGCAGAACGGCTATCCTGCACGCGCCGAGATCAAACGCTACTTCTTTGAAGATGAGGGCAATGTGCCCGCGCCTGCGATCGACGCCAACCAGCCTGCGCCACAGCCAGCCGCAGCCAATGACAACCGCCGCACCACCGCCAGCAACGACAATAAGCCCGCCGCTACTGCCGCTGGCACGACACGCAGGCCCTGGGGCGCCAAGTAACCATCACCAACGCGGGCTGCCTCACCAGCGGCCCGCTACTTCACCACAAGAGGAGATTTGCATGACGAACTACAAGGCGGAAGCCAGAAAAATCACGGAGAAATGCTACCCGATCCCCGGTGCTTTCGCAGCTGGCGGAGCGGTGACGAGTGTTTTTACTAACCGAGATATCAACGACGTTGATGTCTACTTCAAGAGCCGCGAGGCCTTCGAATATGCAGTCGCAGACGCTTACGAAAATGGTTTCTGGTGCGTCTCAACGACAAAGCGTGCCGTGACGTTTGCAGAAAGCGGCGGCACACCGATCCAGTTCATGCACTTCGATTTCTTCCCGACGGCGCAGGACATCTTCGACGCGTTCGACTTCACGGCCGTCATGGGTGCGCTGGATTTCGACAGTGACGAATTCTCATTCCACGACGACTTCCTGAAGCACAATTCACAGCGATTCCTGCGATTCCATCCAGGCACTCGCTATCCGTTGGCGTCGGCGACTCGCGTCCTCAAGTACCAGGACCGTGGCTACACGATCGGCAAGGGCGATATCCTCAAGATCGTGTTGGCAGGACGTAAGGTGAAGATCGACACGTGGGAGGAGTTGAAAGACCAGATTGGCGGCGCTTATGGCGAGAAGGTTGTTCTCGGTACGGAAGGCACGCCTTTCTCACTCGATGCGGCCATCTCCGCCCTTACAGTTGATGATGAGGGCAAGGAATCGTGGGTGGCAAACGATAACGAAGAGCAGCCAGGCGGCGCGATCGGTTTGTTCAAGAAGATCGCTGAGCTGAAAGGCGAGCACTTCGACGCGGCTCGATACGACGAAGGCGAGGATAGTCTCGGCTATCCTATCGGCTACGAGCCGCCGAAGAAGCCGTCGCCGTTCTCTTTCGCGGCCTAACAACCTGCCTGCCGCTCACCACGGCAGGCACCACCACAAACCACCGAGGAGACACCCATGCACCTTGTCATCCACAAGGAGGACCTGACGCGTGCGCTTGCCGCCACGACGAAGGTCGTCGAGGCAAGATCCACCATCCCCATACTGTCGAGTGTCCAGCTTGCGGCCGCAGGCGATGGCCTCGCGATTACTGCCACCGACCTCGATATCAGCGCCACCGCAGGCGTGCCCGCTGAGGTCGCCAAGAACGGCAACATCTGCGTTAGCGCCAAGCTGCTCAATGACATCGCGCGCAAGGCAACCGGCGACATCACTATGACACTGGATGGTGACAAACTTCTGGTGAAGTCCGGACGGTCGCGCTTTTCTCTTGCCACGCTGTCAGCAGATGACTTCCCAACGCTCGGCGACGACAAGTTCGAAGCTGAATTCGAGATCGATCTGGCCGCGCTGTTTGCGCCGGTTTCGTTTGCGATCTCGACAGAGGAAACGCGCTATTATCTAAACGGCGTGTTCTTCAAGGGCGGCAGCAAGTCGGAAGCCGTTGCCACCGACGGCCATCGTCTCGGGCGCCATGTCGGCCCGGAGCTGCCAGCCTTCGAAGGCGTCATCGTGCCCCGCAAGACCGTCAGCCTGCTTCCGAAGGGCAAGGTGCAGGTGGCTGTCAGCCAGCAGAAAATCCGCATCGTGTCGGACGACGTGCGCATCACGTCGAAGCTGATCGACGGCACATTCCCTGACTACGAGCGCGTCATTCCTACGAGCAACGAACGTGTCATCACCGTTGATCGTGACGCGCTGATGAAGGCTTCCGACCGCGTTTCGACCGTGTCGTCTGAGCGCGGCCGTGCCGTGAAGTTCAGCATCGCACCAGGCAGCATCGCGCTTGCTGTTGCGGCCGGCGAGGCGTCGGCAAATGACGAAGTCGAAGCGGAATACAGCGGCGAGCCGATGGATATCGGTTTCAACGCCGCCTACGTCCGCGACGTGCTGAACGTGTTGCCGTCTGGGCCGGTCAAACTGGCCTTGCAGGATGGCGGCACGCCGGGGCTTATCACGTCCGATGGCTTTGAGGGGTTGACGCTCGTTTGCATGCCAATGAGGGTCAGCTGATGGCCAAGTTCATGGTGCAATACACATTTAGTGGTCGTGGATGCGAGACGGTCGAGGCGAACACTCAAGAGGCTGCGGAAGCATTGGTCGAAGCGAAAATCAACCGTGACGACTACGAGCCAGATGCCGACGAGCTAGAGGTGGTCGACGTCAGTCTCTCTGAACTGCACCCCGTCATTCGCGATGGCAAAGAAATCTGGACCACGTACGTCAAGATTGGTGACGTTCGCGGTCACCAGTCCGCCCTGTCGTCATCGCCGCTCTTTGCTTCTGGGGTGGGGTCATAATGGCCCCACTACCCAAGCCAACGTCGTCAACCGTAGCATCCATATACCGCGCTTACGAACAAACGAATGAACACTACGACAGCCTTGGCATCAGCGTGGGCGTGGCGGCAACTGAGTGCGACCGCTCCTTGTGGTTCATCTTCCGCTGGTGCTCCGCACCAGAGGCGGTTGACGGCAAGAAGATCAGCATTTTCCGCACTGGCGACATGTGGGAGCCGCGCCTCGTCGACGACCTCGAGCGAATTGGTTGCGAAGTCACAGGCCAGCAGGACCGCATCCGGCTCGTGTCTGGCCATGTGCGCGGAAAGATTGATGGGCGTGCCATTGGTGTTCCGGAGGCGCCAAAGACTGAGCACTTGTGCGAGTTCAAAAGCTCGAACGAAAAGTCCTTCAAGGACGTCGTGGCCAAGGGCTGCAAGGTGAGCAAGCCGCTGCACTATGCCCAGGTTCAGCTTGGGATGCACGCCTTCGGTCTGTCGCGCGGCCTGTACCTCGTAGTGAATAAAAACACCGATGAGCGATATTCGGAGCGTATCGAGTACGACGCTGAATACTGTCTGAGGTTGCTGGCGCGTTTGGAGCGCATCATTACGTCGGATGAGCCGCCAACGCG